TTGCATGAATGTCATTAATCTTTGAGATCTAACTTCTTTTTGCATTAAAGAAGAAGTACCTTGTGCTTTGATTTCTAGATCACCTTTGATATGTGGAGCATCATCATTAAATTGCATGTTCCAATAAAATAAAGATTCTCCTAGGGGCTTTAATAAATAGTCATCAATATTTTTGATAACTGTTTTTATACTTAATGCAGCAGCACCCATTAACATGGACATACCCGCTGCAGTTCTTGTTGTAGATTGTACACCTGTTGCTCCATGTGAATAAGATGGAATACCAGTTGCTTCATCTGCAATTTGTCTAAACTTGTCAAACATTTGTAAATTTTCATAAGCTGTATTTGGAAATTTAACTCCATGTATAGCTTGTCCTGTTTGACCACTTTGTCTTCTAAATATTTTACCAGGAAATACTTTCATATCCTGACCAGGTACTAACATAGTTTCATCTACATCAAATACTAAATTACCTGCAAGTGCTAAGTTATCAATAGCCATTCTTGCATGACCATTCATAACCATTTGTGAATCTTCCATATTTTCTGGAATACCTACTCCAAAAAATTGATATGGATTTAATTCGTATGGACAAACTAAATATGGTAATCTTGTTGGACTAAATGGATTTTCTACCATTCTTAAAACTTTATTACCACATATCCAAGCATTAATAGATACTACATCACCCGTAGTTTCATATGATAAACCACATTCATCTGCAGTTTTTCTATCTATTATACCCCAATATTCTAATACTTCAAATCTATTTTTGTATATACTTGTTATATTTTCTCTATCATATAATGAAGATTCAAATCCTCTTGTTTGATAGTTAGGACCCATTTCTAAACATTCTCTTACAGCTTCAGCATTAAACATAGGTTTTTCTGCTAAATCTTCAAACTGTTGTTTATTGTAAGAATGTCTTTGAATTACATAATCACAATCATGTATACTTGTAGCATTTGGATCAGGATAAAAATCCCAACATGATACTGCTTCAATACTTGGTGTAGATTTTAATTTTTTAACATGTACATTAATCTCATTACCCTCATCATCTTCACCACTATCAAATGAATGATATTCTTTTAAATCTGTAAATGGACCTTTTAAAATACCTGTTCCTAGTAGAGCCATTTCAAAAAATACATGACGCATAATTGTAATAGCTTTACTTTCTTCTAACTGGTCATGAATTAATTTCTGCATTTTTTCTGCAGCCATTCTAGCAGGTTCTATTTGAGGTTCACCTTGTGAAGATGGTCCTTCTGTAAAGCCTACATTTTCATATTCTTGAGCTAATGTTTTCATTAAGTCATCAGCTGTTGCACCTGCTGGTATATTTCTACCATCTCCATTAAAACCATATGTATCGGGTTGCTCTGGTTCTTGTGGTGGTTGCTGTTGCTGTGCTTTTAAATGTGCTCTTTCAGCTATATCTTCTGGAACAGAAGTTGGATTTATACCTAATGGAAATTTACCTTGAGAAAATAATACTTCAATAATTTGACCAAACGAAGCTAATACTTTAGTCTTTGTTACTTTAACAAATACTCTTGACTTTTCGTTTTCACGAAATGCCATTTCAGGCCCATATAATCCTCTATAGTTTCTGTATGCTCTCAACCATCTTTTTTCATCATATACTTTTGATGTTTCAGCTTGTTGAAAATAACTTCTTATTAAACCAACTAAAGGATTCCCCTCGGCTTCGTAGCCGCCATTATCTTTTTTCTCTTCTTCCATTTAGATTAGTAATCTCTTTCTTCAGCCATTCTAAAGATTGCTGGATCTACTTTTGATTTTGATTTACCTTTTGCATCATTACCATCACCAGACATATCTCCTTGTTTTATTTTTGAATTAGGATCTATAGCCATTGGCTCATTAGGTTTTTTAGGTGCATCAGGTGCAAGTTCTCCGTGCATATATCTTTTCATCATGCGGGTTTTCTCCTTTTAGTTTTTTTCTTCTTTTTCTTTTTTTTCTTAGTACCTGCATAAATTACAGGTATAAAATTACTTTTAGGTCCAAGACTCATTAATAGTCTTTTTCGTCAGCCATAGTGAATAGTGAATCTTGAACATGCTCTGCACCAGATTTACTTGGTTCAGTTACATCATACTCAAACGGTTGATATTTTTTAGGTGCATGTTTAGAAAAATCAATATTAGTATGCTCCCTGTTTGGCTGTTTGCCATCAGGTGCATCACTAAACTGACCTTGTTTGACCTTTGCTTTTGGATCAAATTTTGCTTCCATTGTTATCTCCTATATTTTTATTTTTTTAATCTTTAATATATTTTTAGTGGGTATAGTAGTGTGTCCACCACCTTGTTTTATTTCGTTGTTTGATTCAAAATTAAAATCAGACATTAAAATTGTAACATTAGCATCTTCTTTCATAAGCCAACCAACTGTGCAACAAATTGCAGTAGTTGATTTTTTTATATCAGGTATATCAACCCAAATCGAATCTGCAACAATATCTTCCCACCAAGCGATTACTAAATCATATGGGAAAATTTTTTTATTAACTTCAGGTAGTTTTCTTTTTGACACCTTTTAATTTCCCTGAATTTTCCATAGCATAAAATACAGCTTGACCTTTTTTCTTGCCGTATTGTTTTACCATAGACTTTTTAATTTTTTTACCTTTTTTATTTAGTGGCATTAGTATCCAAATTTATTATCGGCCATTTGATAACCATTTTGAGTAAATGAAGTTCTAAATCTTTCTGCAAATTTAGGATGTGTTGGTCTACTCATACAACCATAACGTAATGCATCGTATGCATGATCTTCTGCATTAGTATCTACATCTTCAGGGTTTTTATTATCTGTAGGTAATGTACCTAAAGTTCTAATTAAATTTCTACAATTTTTAAAAATTCTTATACCAGGTTCTTTATCATTTATTTTTAAACGTTTATGAACCTCTAACTTACCATTAATTCTGCTCTTTGGTGATCTATCTGATGGTCTCCATCTGCAACCATTTTGTATCATTGTTTCTGCAATACTAGGACCTACATCACCTCTTCTTGCCCATGTGCTAGAATCTAATACACCATAATTAATATATTCATTATTCTCTAGCATTATTACTTGTCTTGCAAAGTTATCTGCTGTAACTTTTTTAGTATATAACTCTCTATAAATCCAAAGATTGTTATTATAATCAACAGCAAACCATAACACACAAGCAGGAGAAGAATAGCCCCAATCAGCAGAACGAAACTTATACCAGCCCCTAGGTATTTCAAAAGGTTCGACAACGTGAGTTGTTTTACTAAATTCTGGAAAAGCTGAGTCTTCATAAGCATCCCAATCTCCATCTAAAAATTGTTTACGTTGTGCTTCTGGTAAAGATGCAAGCATGATATAATAATCATCAGTCTGCATCAAATAAGGATTGTCTTGTAATTTAGCTGGAATAAATCTTCTGCTAATATATTTTTTTCCTTTGGGTGTATCTATCCCTACGTCAAACGCTGCATTTGGTTCAGCTGGATCTACAAACATTTCTCGTACCCACTGTGAACCTACATTGCCTGGATTACCTGTAGCTCTCATATAAACAGGTATCTCTGTATCAACAGATCTTAAAGAAGATCTTAAAAAATTATATATATCTGGCGAAGGATATTGTGGAAGTTCGTCTATTCCTATCCATGTGTATGATTGACCTTGGTATCTCAAAACATCTGTTGTGTTCTCTGCGTAACCAAACTCTATCTTTGCCCCTGATGGGAATCGCCATTCTTTTTCTTGCTCTCTCCATTTTGCTCCTGGAAATGCTTTCGAGTATAATAACTGAGACTTCTGTATTAGGTCTCTTAACTCTGGCATTGTCCGTCTTATTAGGAGTGCTCTGTGATTAGCTTTGGAACAGTAACGAAGTGGATCTACTAGCATCGCATATGACTTGCCTCCACCTCTTGCTCCACCATAAAATACTTCTCTTTCAGAAGCTGCAAGAAATTCTGTCTGTGGACCTGAATTAGGTTT